ACTGGAATAGGCTTAAATATAGGCGTGGGCACGGTATTTGCTGGTGGTACTTCTATAATACCTGTTACTGGAAATGGATTGACTATATCGTTAAATAGTATAAATAGTCAGGTCTGGACTGAAATAAATACCGGAACTGATGCAACTTGGACAGAGATTGACACAGCCGCATAAATTAAATAATATAGTAAAATAAGGAATTAAAATTATGGCATCAAGTTATTCTACAGATCTAAAACTAGAATTAATGGTAACTGGCGAAAACGCTGGTACATGGGGTGATATTACAAATACAAATTTAGTTATTCTTCAACAAGCAATTGCTGGGTATCAATCTGTTGCAGTTAATGCAACAACTGGTCTTACTCTTACATTTACAAATGCAGCAGTATCTGATGGTAAAAATGCTGTATTACAACTTACTGGGACACCTACTACAAATATAAATGTAAATGTTCCAGATGGAATTGAAAAAACATACGTTGTTAATAATCAAATCACTCATGGAACAAATACAGTTACTTTTAAAACAACTTCAGGAACAGGAATTAAATTAGCTCAAGGAAATAGATATGTACTTTATGCGGATGGAACAAATGTATCTCTTGCAAACATGGAACAAGTATGGAGAGCTATATCTACAACTGCAACTATTCAACCAGGTTCTGCAATACTTGCAAATACAGCGTCTGGATCATTTACAATTACATTACCAGCTTCTCCTGCAACTGGTGATATAGTATCTTTTGTTGATGCAGGTTATACTTTTGATACCAATCCTTTGACTGTTGAAAGAAATTCTAGTAATATAGCAAACACATCAACTAACTTAGTTGTAAACACAGAAGGCGCTGGATTTACTCTAGTATATTCAGGTGATGCAACAGTTGGTTGGACATATAGGGATAAATAATTATGGCAAATTACGAAGCAACAAGATACGATTTTGACGGAGCATTTTTAACAGGTATTCAAGGTGTGAATACTGGAATAGTTGTTCCTTGGGGTTCAGCTTCAATTCCATCTGGATTTTTATTGTGTGATGGTCAATCTGTTTCAACAACAACTTACGCTGCATTATTCGCAGTCATTGGTTATACATACGGTGGATCAGGTGCAAATTTTAACGTACCAGATTTAAGAGATAGAACAGTTGTAGGAGTAAGTGCAGCAAATTCTAAAACATTAGCACAAGGTATTGGTGCAAACACCGTAACTCCAACTGGAAACATTGCAGGATCAACGGGAGCTACAACATTATCTACAGGTCAGCTTGCTTCACATGATCATGGTGGTATGGGAATGCAAATGGGTAGCACCTTCGCCTCTGAAGGTCAACCTACTAAATCTGCGGCTATGGGTTCCACATCAGCTGCAGGTGGTGGTCAATCACATGATCATACATTATCCGCAAACTTTTCAGGCACTGCTAATTCTGTTTTACAACCTGGATTAGTATTAAATTATATTATAAAAACTTAAAGGTAAATTATGCATTTAACAGTTATACCATCTGACAAACAAATTTATTTAGAAACAGCAGATACTCAGTTTCCAAATAGACGTTGTCATACCATTGATAATGATCAAGAATTTTGGAACAATGTAGATCCTAGAATTCATGCAATTCAATATCATTCCGATGGTTTAAAACAAATTGAATATAAGAATCCAAGAGAAGATGTTGTAATTACAGACATATCAATTCTTCAAAAATATATTGATAGATTTAATTTAACTGAACAAACTTATCAATCTCAACTTGCTTGGGACAATAACAATGTTCAGGATGAAACATTAGAACAAAAAGTTACAAGATTAGGTTCTAGACCTTAATTATTTATAATTAATCCAAGAAGTAACAATATATTTTTCTCCACTTAACGGAGGATTGCCTCTATGTACGTATGGGAATCCTGCTGGCCATATAACAATTCTACCTTTAACAGGTTTTACTCTTTGTGATTGATGTAAAAATTCAGTCTCACCCCCTTCATCAACGGTATTTAAATAAATAGAATATGCAAGAATTCTTTTTTCCATATCTCTTCCTGGATTATGCTCTACATGCCACATATGATATCCTTGAGAAGGCATAGTTTTTTGAATTTTAACATAATCTGTTGTAATGTTTTCCGCTGTATATTTTTTAATATTGGTTTCAGTGTAATAATTTCTTAATGCCATATCAAAATTGACCATTAATATTTTTAATTTATTAACATTAAATTCTTCATCTGTTAAAACATCTCCTGTGCAAAATAATTGTTTATCACTTTTTAAATCTTGTGTAGTACCTTCTGAAGTAAATCTTGAGAATACTTTATTGAATTCTTGATATTTTTTAAATAGTTCTATAGCCTGGTCACATGCTTCCTCTGGAATGTATCCATCATAAATACCAATAAAGTCTTTAATACTGCTTTTTCTCTCTTGCATTTATATAAACCATGTTACAATTGAATATCTTGTTCCCTGTATAATAGGTAATACTGAATGAGGATATAAAAAATTAGAAGGAAACATAATTGCTGATCCTTTTTTTAATTTGTATATAATTTCATTGTTAAAAAAATTAAATTCTCCACCTTTAAAATCATCATTTAAAATAAAAGAACAAGATATTGTTCTTGGCATTTCAGTAAATGAATCAACGTGTTGTGTATAAAAACCACCTTTTTCGTATTTAAGTAATATATAGCCACTATCTTTAGAAATACATGTTTGTTTAAATTTTTCATTATATTTTTCAATTGCTTTTTTTGTACATTCAAAAACTTCATTATCTAATATTTTTCTAACATTTTTATTTTTTTCAATGGTTTCATTTAAAGATATATCTATTTCTGTGCAATTTCTTATATTTTTATCTACTTTTATTTTCCTACCAACAACACTATTCATCCATTCGTTAGAATATTTATACTCATTCAATATATCATCACATAATGTATATGGTATGGCATCTTCTAATATTAATATATAATCTTTTAATTTATTCATAAACACCTATACAATATTTAATATTACTTTTTCTCTCTTGCATCAGTTGCCTCTATAATTAATTTATTTTTTTTCCAATCTGCATTTTCTATAATATTTGCAACTAAACAATATCTTGTTTTAGTCTCTTCTTCAACTTTACCAACACCATGTAGTATATGGGGTGGAAATATATAATATGATCCTTTTTTTGGCATAATAGTCATTTTAAGTTCTGGCAATACTAAGGGGGCTCCTTCAGTTAAATATAAAATTAAATGATGATCTTTATGAGTATGCATTGCAACACTATCTCCTTTTTTAATTTCATTACCCCAAGAATCAAATGATATATTTTTATTATACCAATTATTTCTATTAAAGAATGGATTTGAGTTTTGATGTTTATTAACTACGTAATCTATAAATCTTGTAAATTCTGGTTTATCATTAAAAAAACCCCAAGGAGTTTTACCACCATAAACATTTGTAATTTCTTCTTTTCCTATGTTTTGTGAAATCATTGTACACATATTCATCATATCAATAATATTATCATAAACACCATGTGATATTTGAATTGTTCTTGGGTATGTGACAAATAAATTATGTGAAAAATTTTCTTCTTGTTTTATTTCATCTAAAATTATCATGTATTATCTTTATACTTTTATTCTCTTTATTTATACTAAAAATTAATATATAAGTAAAGAGTATAGAAATGAAAATACTTATATTTGGGTTACCAGGATCTGGCAAAACTACATTTGCTAAAAAATTAGTGACAGATAAAAAGATACCACACTTTAATGCTGATGAGATTAGAAAGCTATTTGAAGATTGGGATTTTACAGAGAATGGTCGTAAACGACAAGCTAACCGTATGATGACTATGTGTGATCTTGCAGTTAATCATGTTGTTGTAGACTTTGTTTGTCCCTTTGAATCTTATAGATCTTTCTATGATATGAAGATTTGGATGAATACAATTGATAAAGGAAGATTTGAAGATACCAATAAAGTATTTGAAAAACCTAAAAAAGTAGATTTTGAAATAAAAGATTTTAATTACGATAACATTATAAAGGAGATACATGGACTACTCTAAACCAACAGCACAAATGCTTGGACGTTGGCAACCATTTCACGATGGGCATTTAGCTTTATTTAAAGAGATATTAAAGAAGACTGGTCAAGTTGTTATTATGGTAAGATCAATGCCACAAACAGATAATAATCCATTTGTATTTGAAGATATTAAGAAAAGAATTGAAGAAAAATTAAAAGATTATGTTGGTAAATTTGATATTATCAAAGTACCTAATATTACAAACATCTGTTATGGTAGAGATGTTGGTTACAAGATTGAAGAGATTGTATTACCAAAAGAAATACAAGAAATATCTGCAACAAAGATTAGAAAAGAGATGGGTATTTAAAAATATCAAAATCTATTTCAAAATTACGATATACAATATTTTTAGTATCCTGGTCGTAATAATCTTTTAAATCTTTATTATAATCAAGTTTATTAAAAAATTGTAATTTATTATTTAGTATTTTTTCTAATTTAACTATTTCTTCTATTTTAAATATCTCTATATTATCATTTGTATCTAGCCATGTTTTTTGTGGAAGAAACATATATGTATTCATGTAATGAAAATTCATTTCATTATTTAATAAAAAGTAATTTACAAAATGTTTAAATGAATAAACTTTAAATGGAATAGTTAAATCATTTCCTAAATGATAATGAGTATAGTTTTTCATTTTTTCTTTTAGAAAAAAATAAATACTTAACATTCTTGTATATGGATTTCTTATAGATGTGAAAAGTAAATCATATTTGTAGTTACTTAAATTTGCTCTAGCTTTTAATTGTTGGCATGTTAAATGCCCATTAAACGTAGAAGGATAATTATAATTTTCTATTAAAACTGTCTTAATTGATATGCCCGCATTTTTTGGTATATGTATATATAGAGGAAAATTCATAATTTCTGCGTTGTATAATAGCAAAAAGGCGTATATAATTCAAGTATGCCTTTACAGAAGATACAATTTAAGCCAGGATTTAATAAACAACAAACTGCAACCGGAGCTGAAGGGCAATGGATTGATGGAGATAATATTAGATTTCGTTATGGTGAACCACAGAAGATAGGTGGCTTTCAACAACTCGTTGCTAGCACCTTAGCAGGACCTGCCAGAGACCAGCATACTTGGACTGCATTAAATGGTAAAAAATATGCAGCAATAGGAACTTCAAAAATACTAGTTATTTATTATGAGGGTTCTTTTTTTGATATTACTCCGCTTGGAACACCTTTAACTTCTTGTACTTATACTTCAACAACTGGATCATCAACAGTTACAATTAATAAAACAGCTCATGGATTAGAAGTTGGTGATTATATTATTTTCACGAGTGTTACAACTCCAGGATCTCCTACAACAAGTTATACGTCAGCAGATTTTACAACCAACGTTTTTGAAGTAAAATCAGTTCCAACATCAGGAACGTTTACAATCACCATGCCATCAAATGAATCAGGTACGGGTGTTACTGCAGGTGGAACTTTAACAACGACACCATATATTGAAATAGGTCCT